GCGGTTTCGCCGGTTGGGGCGAGTTTTGTGATAAAGTCCAAAAATTCCAAGTTAGTGCTCCCTTACAAGCCCGCCTGCCAGCGGGCTTTTTATTTGCCATATCGAGACATGATCGCCACCTCTGCGCCAAGGGGTAAACCCTGAGCCCATGCAGGTGGCGTACACATCACACGTTTCAGTTCTTCAGCCATTTCCTCTGGCCTATCGGTTTCCAACACGATCTCGTCATGCACATGCAACACCACGTCATCAAGCTGGCGCAGTGAGTGGCGCAGCAGGTCGTTGGCGGTGGCTTGGGTGATATTCTCACATGCTAGCCCTTTCCATAACCTTGCGCGTGGCCATTCTTTTGCATCTGCTGCCGGTTTCCAAGCGGCTTTGGCGTAGGTTACACCATCGGTTTCGAGTCGTGCGTACGGGTAGCACAAGACGCGACCGGAAGGCAAAGCATACCAAAGGTGCTGGCCGTCATACATATAGGTAACCCGCCCCACGCCAAACTCATAGCCTTTGTTGCGCATGGCGCACATGTAGGTTTCCTCTAGGTTCTGCCAATAAGGTACAGACCACGGATTTGCGCGACGCCAAGCATCCACCATACGTTTAGCGACAGACTCAGGCAAAGAAACGCCGTAAGCGCGCCCCATAGCAGCGAAGGCACCAATTCCGCCCGCAAAGCCACACGCCAACTCTTGAACTTTGCCAATCTGACGTTGGTCGTTGGTGACTTCTGAAATTGTCGTGCCAAAGGTTGACGCCGCGTTAACTTTGTAAACATCTTCACCATCCTCAAATAATTTAAGTTTTGCATTGCCTGCTGGACAATTGGACAACCAAGGATTGGCGCGGGCTTCGATGGACGACCAGTCGGCGACGACTAGGTGTTTGCCCTTGGCCGGTATCAGTGCGGGCCTGAGCATTCCTTTGAGGACATCAGTAACGCGCTTTCCAAATTGAGGAACAATTGAATGGCCTCTGACCATTGCAGTTCTAACGTCTTCGGGGAATTCGGCGCATCGCCTAGTGAAATTGTGAACTTGGGCTCCATAGCTTGAGGCGCGTCCTGTGGCAGACCCTCCAGCAAATACGAAGGCACCCCGTACTCGGTGGTCTTCGACATCTGCAAGGCTTGCAAGGCGGCTGAACTTCGCAACCGAAGACGCCCATAGGTCGTCCGCGCATTGGATAACCTCGGCAACAGCGGGCGGTATCTCATCGGGGTTCTCCATCGCAAGCAGGTTGGCTCGCACAGTCTTGTCAATTGAATATTTCTTCTCGCCGTCCTTAAAGGACTCCATGAGCTTCAAAGCCTGCGGCCCTACGCGGTCGATCACCCACTGGCGCATCTTAGGCGACCTGACGCTGGTGATCGCGCCCTCGGTGACCTCGGCCACGATCTGCTCAATTTCAATCAACTCATCGCTGGCAAACTTGATGGCGGCGTTGCACAGCGGCACGTCCACCAACACGCCACGGTCGTTGATACGCTCGTTGACGTGGTAGTCGGCCAGCTCATCTGCTGACAGTGGGCGCAGGGCTTTGCTGATTGACCGCATCGCCCGCACGTCCTGCTCGCAGTAGGCCACCATCTCGGCCATGAGCGCGGGGTCTTCTCTGAAAGTGCCGTCAGCCTGTGGGATTGACAGCAAGCGGATCAGTTGGGCACCACGGTGGTCTTTCTTCATGGACGCGCCAGCAAACCGGCCAACGTCTTCCAGCGAACCAGGCGCGCAATTGGCACGGGCTTGTGCTGCGGTGCAGACGAACTGCTCAAGCTCAAAGTTAATGCCCAACACGTACCAAAAGATCAGGCGTTCAAACGCCGCGTTGTGGGCGTAGATCGGGCCGGTGTGGTTGCGTACTGCTTCGGGAAATGGTTGCGATGGCAGCCACGTCGTGACCTCATCATCGCCAAACGCATAAGACATGCACAGCACTTCGGTGCTAGCGTCCTGAGCGTAATTGTAGACGCCGTGCTTGGGTAAGTCACAGCGGCTGCGGGTTTCGAAGTCAATCCACAACATTACTCAATCACCATTTCATAGACTTCACAAGACTCGGAGCAGCCATTGTTTTCATCAGCTTGCGCTTGGCGCATCGGCGCGTCTTTATTCATTTCGTACAACTGAAACAAACCGTTGGTGTCAATGTTTTTACGAAAAAATACGCGATCGCCAATTTGCGGGCCGTATGATCGATACTGTTGCTCCATGCGGCGATGAAAGTTATAGATGCTGGCGTCGCGGTCAATTTGCATGAAATGCTTTTTTAATGACTTCTTGTAGCAACCTTGGCAGTTACCTTCAAATTCATCAATGCCAAGATCAAAGGATTGTTTACTCCACCAATCAAGAATCTCAGCTTTGTCAGTTGGCCATGTATCAATCAAAGGGTATTCAATTTGCGTGGCTTCAGCGGCTTTGCTGACGCGGCGCTTTTCATCTTCTCTAATACCAATTGCTGTCGGCGTTGTTTTGTAATCCAAACCAAGGCTACGCAAGTAAGAATTCATCGGGTTGATTTTAAGTTCTCTGGTGCAAAATGGAAACGCGGTGTTAGGTATGCCATATTTTTGTATGACGGCTTCAAACGGTTCACCTTTGCGCGACGCAGTTTCGTACGTGACGATTTTGTGAGTGCAAGCAACACGGCCTTCATGCACAACAGCTTCAAGCCACACCGTGTTGAAACCAAAATGCGCGTCGCAATTACGAACAAAATCAAGCGTCTTAGGATGTTCAAGCCCCGAATTAGCAAAAGTCACAATGAAATCGTAACGATCCGACCAATTGTCTATAAGTAACTTTGTCATGTACGCGCTTGTGCGGCCACCCGAAAAAGAAATTTGATATTTAGATTTCATAAAGGCTCCTTTCCAATGCCGCCTGTCACGCGGCATCAGGAAGATTACTCTTGCGGTGGCGCAGGCATCTGCGCTTGGGCTTGCATACGGATCTTGTCCATCAGCGAAGCGAGCAACGCCATCACAGCGTTGATTTCTTGCACGTCAAGATCTAATCTCATGCTGACCTCCGACGACGGCCTGCTGGCGCAGGTGCGGGGGCTTCCTCAGCAACAGGCTCGGCTTCGCCGTCCATGCTGATCCACTCGGTCACCGCAAACACAGGCGTATAGATCTTGCCGTAGGACTTGTGGGCGTAGTGATCCTTTTTCAGACTCACAACAGCCACAGGCTTGGTTTGATCTTTCTCGACCTGCTCGGCCAAGGCGACTGCAATGGCTTGAACCGCTTTTTTACCGCCGACCGAGGTCGTGGTGTAACGCGCTTCCATACCCTTGTCTTCACCGCTGATGCACTTCAAAGACAGACCGACCTGAGTTTCCCAACCCTTCTTAGCGCCTGGGGGCGCTTCGTCGAGTTCAGGCAACGGCTGGCTGACGCTGGTCATCTTCTCGGCCAACACCTCACCATCACCCCAAGCAATAAAGCCGTGGACAAAAGAGAAGGGGTTGATCGCCCACTTGCTGTCGTCTTCGACTTCGGTCTGATCTGCACCGAAGACCCAATGGCCAGTCTTGTCCATTTTCAGGATGACTGTACCGGCGGGGCCGACGTCTGCTTGGATCGACCGCAAGGCGGTTGACAGGGTGGAAACTGCTGGCAAGCCAGCTTGAGAGAACGCTACTAAATTGGACATGATTTTCCTTATTGAAGTTTAAAAAAAGCTCCACGCAAGTGAGAGCTTATTTGCAACACTGCTGGGCGCGGGTCATCCGCGCTTGCCAATGTTGTGCCTGAAGACACTAACACGACGAGGTCGTCGGGCAATGTCAACTTGCTCTTTTTCAGCACCTTCTCCATTTGAGCAGGGCTAAGTAATTCTTCTTTGTAGATTTCCGAACGCGGCACGTTCATTGTCAGCATAGCTTCTGCGGCCTTGGTTTCATCGACCCATTGACGTGTGCCGCGCTTGGCCACCAGTTTATAACCGGGGACTGACGCTCCGCTGTCAAGGATTTGATGCGCTAATGCACGTAAGTCTTTGATCCAATCTTCCAGTATGTCGGCGTTGGCCAAGTACGCACCAAGCGACTGCACGTCAATTGATTCAATCTGCGTCTTGAGCGCACGGTCTACTGCGCCAGTCATCTGTGGGCAGATGGGCTTGGCCGCACACCAACGGCAGTGGTCGCCTACTTTGAGTTCGGCGTTGGGTTGTTGCGCCAGCTTGACCGCTTTGACCAAGTCCTTCTCAAACTGGGCAATGCGAGCAGGTGTGGTCACCCAACGCTTGACCTGTGGTGGCTGGACAATGACCATCTCAATTTCTTTGGCACCTTCAAACGCCCACTTGGTTTCCTCGGTACGCATGGCGGCAGCGGCGTAGAACATCAGTTGAGGATTCTCTTCAACTTCTACAGCCACGCCATCGCCGAACTTCCAATCAAGAACAACAGCGCGTTTGCCAATACGACCGATAAGGTCAGTGCTGCCAAACACATCAGGTAGTAAGTCGCCAAAGCCAACGCGTGTTTCAGCTTCAATTTCCATCTCCTTGTTGGGGTCGATCACGTCCAGCGCCGCAAGGGCTGGCACCAGTTTGTTGTCGATCAAGTCAAGCGTCAGCACTTGGTCGTTGTACTTGGTGTGCAAGAACTCTTCGGGGTGTTTGTCCGACATCACGATCTCAGCGATGACGTTATGCAACAGCGTACCTTCGTCGGCGTACTTGCTGCTGGGTTGGGGCGGCATCTTCTGCACCAAGGCCACACTGCCTGGGCAGTTCATTACGCGCTTGGCGGTTGAGCCGCCGACTATCTTACTGTGATCCATTGCGAGCCTCCATCATTGCGTCTGCCATTTCGTAGGCTTTGGTTGCAAACGTTTTCAACGGCGCGTTAACTTCAGAAGCTAACAAGCCTTGCATTGCTTTAGCCGCAAAGTAATCGCGCAATGTCATGCCCTGCGGATTTTCATTGGCGCTATGCCCTTGAGGTGCCACCCAATGTAACGTTGGAAATGCTGGTATGTTTTTCACTGAACTCTCCTTTAGTTGATTGAGACTGAACTATAGCATAGAAAATAAAACTGTGCTAAACTTTTTGACATGAAAGAAAAAATAGTCGAAAATCATTTCGTATGGGCGGTTGAGCGCATTGGTGGCAAGACGTACAAGTTCACGTCCCCAGGCCGCAAAGGCGTCGCTGACAGGATCGCGTGTCTGCCTGACGGCAGTACATGGTTTGTGGAGTTAAAGACCAAGGGCGGGCGGTTAAGTGTTCTGCAGAAGATGTTCATGTCGGACATGGCTTTGCTGAAACAGAACTACGCATGTTTATGGACAACGGAGCAAATAGATGAGTGGATTAAAAGTACTTAACCTTTACGCAGGCATTGGCGGTAATCGTCGCCTATGGGGGGGGTGTGAAGTGACGGCTGTTGAATACTCGCCAGAGATTGCCAAGGTGTACGCACAGCTATACCCGCAAGACACGGTTGTGGTTGGCGACGCTGTTGCGTATTTAGAAGCGCATTACGCTGAGTTTGACTTTATATGGGCCAGCCCGCCTTGCCCAAGCCACGGTCAATACCGTCACAACGTAGGTGTGATCGGCAAAGGCTTTGCGCCCATCATGCCTGACATGACGTTGTACGCGCAGATAGTGTTTTTGCAGCACTACGCCAAAGGCAAGTGGGTCATTGAAAACGTCAAGCCGTATTACGAGCCGTTGGTCAAGCCTACGTTTGAAATGCAACGCCATCTTTTTTGGTCAAACTTTGACGTGCCCCCACGCAGATTTGAAAAAGCCGACATCCGCCACAAAAACAAGATTTCTGACTTTGACGGGCATGAAGTAGTTGCCGCCAGCAAGATACCAAACAAGCGCCAGGCGTTGCGTAATTGCGTTGATGCTGACCTTGGTTTGCACATTTTTAAGAGCGCATATGCAACTTAGACCCTACCAAGACGAAGCTGCTGACTTCTTGTACGAGCGCGACCGTGCCATGATCTTGGCACCGGTTGGCGCTGGCAAGACAGCCATCACGTTGACGGCCATGCAAGACATGCTGGCCAACGGTGTGGCCAAGCGGTTCCTCGTTCTTGCACCCAAGCGCGTCTGTACCGACGTGTGGCCAATTGAGCAGCCCAAGTGGGCACCTGATGTGCCGTTGGCCGTGGCGGTGGGCACACCCAAGCAACGCACAGCGGCGTTGCGTTCTAAGGCGCAGATCGTGGTCAGCAATTACGACAACATCCAATGGCTGGCCGAACAGGCGCTAGACTTTGACGCCATTGTGTTTGACGAACTGACACGCTTGAAGAACCCGTCTGGCACGCGCTTCAAGGCGCTGCTAAAGGTGCTGGAGCCCATGACTGTGCGCTGGGGCCTGACGGGCTCATTCACCAGCAACGGCTTGGAAGATGTGTTTGGTCAGTGCAAGATCGTTGACCAAGGTTTACTTGGCCGATCCAAAGGCGCGTTCATGCAACAGTATTTTGTGCTGATCAACAAAGACTTCGGTGAGTGGGCACCGCGCGTTGGATCGCTGGCCGGCGTCATGGAGCGCATCAAGCCTGCGACATACGTCTTGGAGGCTGGCGAGTACGCCGACAAGCTGCCACCCATAAACGTGGTCGAGGTGCGGTGCGACCTAGACGACCGCGAGCCCTACGAGAAGATGAAGAAGGACTTCCAAGCGTTGGATGTCACCGCAATAAATGCGGGGGTGGTGACGGGCAAGTTGCAACAGATGGCCAGCGGCTTCGTATACGACACACGTAGGACTGCCTCCGAAATACCTGGTAGGTTCGATTCTACGCAAACCGCCGTATGGTTTAGCAGCCATAAATTTGATCGCCTTCAGGAATTGCTTGATGAAAACCAACACGCCAACACCATCTTGGTCTACCAGTACCAAGAAGAACTTGCCGAACTTAAGCGTCGATTTAGCGTTGTCACTTTAAACGACGACCGAGCCATTGAGCGGTGGAACGACGGAAAGGTCAGACTACTCGCAGTCCATCCAAAGTCAGCGGGTCATGGCCTCAACCTTCAGTTTGGGGGCTGTCACATGGTGTTTCTGTCCTTGCCGTGGAGTTTGGAATTGTACGAACAGACCGTTGGCCGTCTGCACCGCTCAGGCCAAGCACACGCTGTGTGGGTCTACGTGATGATGACCAACAAGACTGTGGATGAAAAGATTTGGGGCGCGCTACACGACAAGCGCGCCGTGTCAGATATTGCAATGGAGGAACTGAAATGAGATTACTTAAATGGAAGACCCAGCTAAAGGCTGAGAAGTCTATTCACAAGATATACCAACGCGACTTCAACGCCGCTTGGCGTAAGTTGAGCAAGAGCATGGAAACAATCAAAAAACTGGAGGACAAAATTGCAACTCACCTGGCGTCAATTAAACAATGAACTCAAGACTTTTGATGAGCAAAAGGTCTTGGACATGCTGAACCATGAGCGCGCGAATGCTAGGCGTGTGGTGGTGTTGGAGCGCCTGCACCAACGCTACACCATGCTGAGAGCGTCACGCGAACGTATTGAACTTTTACAGGAGGCTAGACAACCATGAAGTATTTTTTATTTTTGCTGTTAAGTGGATGCGCTGCAGGATCGTCTTGGAACGCCAGTCTGTTGGATGGTGCCAGTGGCAACGCGCAGCAGAAGTTGACCTTGGACAAGGACATCCAAGCGATGAGCCGCAACGAGGTGATCTTGGCCGTGCAGGAATGCGAAAGCTCTGGCCTTCGCGCCGTGATGATCATTGCCAAGCGCAAGATTAACAACTACACCGCAGACGTTGTTGCTGACGTGTCTTGCGCTCCTAAGTACAGGTACTGATATGACACAAGATGAAATCATTGAGATGGCAAGTAAGGCTGGACTTGCTTTTGATAGTGATGAATATCCAGAGATTTGGCAAACTTACATGAATGTTGGCAAACAAGAAATTAAAGCCTTTGCCAAACTTATAGCCGCCAAGGAAAGAGAAGCCTGTGCAAAGGTGTGTGATGAACTGCCAGCGCCTGACATTTATAGCGACACAGACGTGTCAATGTGGGATGTGACTTGCATGGATTGTGCTACCGCCATCAGAGCAAGGGGACAAGCATGACAAGAGATGAAGTAGACACCATGTGGCAACAGGCTATGCAAGAGTCAATCAAAGATGGCGAGATGTTTACCCGCTACCACTTTGCCAAGCTGGTGGCAGAGGCAGAGCGTGAGGCGTGTGTGAAGGTATGTGAAGAATACGATGGCGAATACGACATACATCCAAAGCAAACCGCTGAAGGCATAGCCCTGCAAATCCTAGCAAGGGGACAAGCATGACACAAGATGAATTGAGAGCCGCCCTTAAACAAGCATACAACCTTGGGGCGATTTATTGGCAACAGGCCGACAGCGAGTACATCAGTCAACAAAATAAGTCTGACATCACAGCGGCAACCTTTAGGAAATTGGTGGAAGACACCGTAGCATCGTTTGAGGAACAAGCATGACACAAGAAGCATTGAAGCTGGCGCTTGATGCGTTGAAGGAATCTAAGACAAACAATGACACGATGGAGTTTCACGACCGAAAAAACAAAGCCATCATTGCCATCAAAGAAGCCTTGGCACAGACGCAAGAGCCTTGGTGCATGAAGATGAACGGATGCAAGACAAAGTGTGAAGACTGCCCCGATGAGCCACCACAGCGCACAGAGCAGTTAAAGGCGTGTGTTTATTGTGGTCAGCTTGTTGCTAAGGAGAAGAAATGACACAAGCACAAAAAGTATTTGAGGCCATGATGCGAGCCAAGGGCTATACAGACTTCAGCGCCACAAAGGGTAGGTACATCGTTCCTGCATTGCAGACCCGCTGGAATTATTTCCTGCTTGGTTGGGAAATGAGGGGTGTGCAATGAGCTTCAGACAAACAACCATCAAGTACATCAAGGATATTCTTAGGCCAAAGACTATCTACGAAGTGGTTTACGCGGAACTACAAGAGGCGTACCTACGCAAGTTGGAAGCTGAGACTGCGGCAGAGTACGCAGACGCGGCGATCAAGTACAACAGCCGTCGAATTGAGCGGCTGAAGCAACGCTTGTTTGAACACGCGGAGGATGAAGAATGATTGATCGTATACGCGCGTTTTTTAATCCCAAGACCATCGCCGAGCGCGGTACAACGTGGTATTGCGATGATTGCAAGTTGGTATTCATAACTAAAGCGGCAGGAGACACGCACAGTTGTGAGTATCGTTTTCAAGATTCAATAGTAAAAATGAGGATGGATGATGAGCGTAAAGAACGCATTTGACTGGCGTGGCCCGAGCGTGTTTTCAAGCGACGCAAAGATGAGGCAGATAGCTAGCGGGGTTCGTGGTGGTCAGATTGCAAGCCAACGAACACTACACGAAAAGAAACAGATAGTTATCTACAGTAAAGGAAGACAAAATGTTAAAACCAAAGAAGCGTGAATTGACCAAGAACGGGCACAGCGTAAGCGCTAGACTGACAGAAAGCGAATACAGAGAATGGGTGGCTCTTGGCAAGGGTAAATGGCTAAGAGCGTTTTTGAAAGACAGCCGATTTGAAAGGAAAGCAAATGCCAGCGTTTGAAACATGGAGCCATGAAAACTTGGCCAAGTTTGCTGCCGAAGCCTACGCCAAGATGCAACAGCAAAACGATCAGATCCAGCACTTGCAGAATGATCTGAAAGACGCCATCAAGGCATATCGGGAGTTGTTGAAATGATTGCAACCGTACTTGCTCTGGTCATTGGCGCAATCATTGGCGTTGGGACGCTGATTCTTTTCGCTATTTTGCTGGCACACGTTCAAAATGTGGACAATCCACCAGATTGGAGAAGTTCCCGCCCCAACGATTCTTCGGGTACAGACTCTCCCAATACGCCCCAAGAGGCGCAAGAACCGCCTTATCCCAGATGATCTTGCCGTCTTTGAAGAAGTTCAAATCAATGGCGCAGCGTTTGAGGTGGATGCTGTTCATGGTCTTGGAGCGGCCTGTCTTGAAATAGATCGCTTGTTGCTCAGGTGTACGGGCCAACTCACCGCCAGTGACCACAAAGCCTTGGTCGGTTGCGTATTGGATCAGCTTGCACATGTCCAACAGGAATGCAGCTTGTTCTTGGTTTAAGCTCATTTCTTCCTCATTTCTGCTAGTTTTTCAACCGTGCGCCCGCCAAAGTAGGCACCCATGATCAACATGCCCCAGTTGCCTAGCAGGGTCACGTAGGACTCGTTTGCGTTGTACCCATAGGCTGACATCATGGCGAACAAGAAGTAGCCCAAAAAGATCGCTATGAGCGACATGGGACGTATGTTCTTGGACAACCAGGAGTCGCTAGACATATCCGCTTGCCAGCGGTCGGTGATGTTGTCAGCGTCGTTTTGCGCGGCCTTGGCCAGCAGTTCAAGTTCGGCCAGTTCCATCTTGGCCTTCTCAATACCCAACTCAAGCAAGCGCTCTTCATGCTCAAACTGTAACTGGCGTAGCTTGCTGACGTCTTCAGGCGTGGGGTTGTCGGGAATCTTCACGCCAAGGGTGTTCTCGACCACTTCCTTGCCTTTGGCTTGGATGGCGCTGGAGAGCAGCCCTAGCCCGTTTTGGGCAAGACTACCGAGGAGGGATGCGACTATTGGAATCATCTTTTTCCTTTGTTTGGTTTATGAGCCGTTGCACCTGTTCTTGTTGACGTTTGGTTTCTTGTTTGGCTTCTAAGATGTCAAGATACATTGCGCCCATGATGGGTAGAAGAATACCAAACACAATGACCATACTGAGAAAAGCAATTATGAATCCCACTTCACTATCCTCATTTGGCGCACTGCTAGGAATATCAGGTGGAGGTATGTAAAAACTATCAGCACCGCTCCGATTATTAGCGCCCTGTCTTGGAGTTGGTTTAGCATTTTTCGCCGTTGCCATGCCGTTACCCTATCCTTTGCCTCTTGCGCTAACCTTTCCTTTTCCTGTTCAGCTTGCAATCGTTCAAATTCATCTTGAAATCTTGACCAAACCGCGCCAAGGGCTGGGTCAACGCCGTAGATCAACAATTCCCTTAATTCTGTAGCTTCGCGTTCTAGCTCCATCTCTTGGAAAATGTTGTCAAGGGCTTGCGCTTTTAGTGACTTACCCTTGGGCGGGTTTTTCTTTTGTTCGGCGGCTGCGGCTTTGACTTGTTCGTGGGCGTCAAAGAATTTACCGATGTAACCAGAAATCTCCATTGTGATGGCAGAGACATCTTTGGCAACAGCCTTTGCATCCTTGTATAGCGCAACACCCTGCTTGATGGCAGCGATAGCGGCAAGGGCGGCTGT